ACTACCTGGAAATCGCCAAAAGCCAGGGTTACCCCAACGCCACCATCACCGAACACGAGGCACCCCGCATGGGCCGTGCGCGTTTTGGTTCAGCGCGCTGGGGCACGTGGGAGGCGCAATTCATGTGGACGCTTAACACCGGCGGGCGCTTGCTGCTCGGTCGGCGTTTCGGCGCGAGTTACTGGGGTGAGCGCTTCGGCGTCAATCCGGGCTCGGCGCTGGAGTGTTTGATTCATCGCAGCGCGCCGGCGCATACCACGGTGCATATCAATTATGACTAGGGAGGAATGACGGGATGGATTATCCGAAAAGTGTCGCCAGCGCAGGTTTGGTGAATGGCAAGTTTGTCGATGAGGATGTGATCAACGGAACACCCGGTTCGTTGATTCCGGCGTCGTGGGGCAATGGCGTGTCGGAAGAAATCATCAATGTCATCAAGACCGCTGCCATCGTCCCTGACGAACAAAACCACAGTCAGTTGCAGCAAGCGATCAGCAAAAGCATCAGTGACAAACTACCCGGTAAAGCCTCGGAAGCCAGCGCGGGTTTATTGAAACTGGCGACTCAGGATCAGGTCGACGCAGGTGTCGACGACACGGTCGCGATTACCCCGAAAAAGCTCAAGCTCGGGTTCAATCTGGTGACTAACGGTGGCACTGGTTATATCGCTTTTCCGTCCTGGATGGGTGGGCTGATCATCCAGTGGGGCTGGGTCAATAGCGCCACCACCGATGTGATTACCACCTTACCTGTCAGCTTCAACTCAAGTTTTTACCGTGTGATGGTCTGCAACGATTACACCGCGGCATCCGGTTCGATTGGTTATCTCGCGGCTTCCACCAGAGGCTTGTCGAGCATTGTCTCTCGAGGTTCCAGCCCATCCCTGGGAGCTCAATACATCGCCATCGGGAAGTAAATCGATCATGAAAATCTACTGGAGTCCTTCGGCTCAGGGCTTTTTCGATTCTCGCGTCAACTCGACGATACCCAAAGATGCTGTGGAAATATCCTCGTCTCACCGCACGGACTTGATTGAAGGCTGCAAACGCAATCAAGTGATTGTGTGCCGAGCCAATGGCTTTCCCATTTTGGCCGAGGCAACCCCGACATCTTCATCGCCGCAAGAAAGTGCCCTGGCCGAGCGTCAATGGCGCGACGTGCAATTGAACGACACAGATCGTTTGATAGCGCGCCACCGTGATGAGTTGGAAACCAAAACAACTACAACCTTGACGGCATTGCAATACGCCGCGTTGCAGCAGTATCGAAGTGATCTGCGCGACTGGCCGTCCTCCCGTCAATTTCCTGCTGTCACTGGTCGTCCGGTGCTGCCGGGTACCCGCGAAAGCGGCGTCAAGAAGATGGGCGTGAACAAGAAGGCCACAGCGTGAAGTTCATGTTGGTGGGGATCAGGATTTTTCAAAACGCATGCCTCCCGACAACCCGAATGACACTCAAAGGCACCCGGCAAATTCCGCGTGTCCGGGCAGGATCAGGTTACATCTGCAATTTGCCCGTCATTCCAGGGGGAGGTGTTCTAGTACCCGGTAATGTGATCGAACTGGCGGAACTGTTGCCCACCGCTGAACCTGGTTATGTGTGGGTCTGGCGCGATGGGCAAGCATCGCAATTGATCGACTTGCGTAACCGGTTCGTCTATCACAAAGACAACGGCTACTCGGTCTGGTGGAGCGCAAGCCACCAGTGATGAGCTGAGCGCTTTGCAAGCGTGGAAACGTTACGCCTTGAACCTCGCTCGAATCGAGCAACAAGCGGATTATCCATTGATCATTGAATGGCCGACGGCGCCGGCCAGAGTGGTTGTTTCGCCCTCGGTTTAATTCGCTACTCAATTAAAAAAACTTACAGGCGGCCTCGTGCTGCCGGCATTCGGCTGCCTGTAATTTCTGAAGGAATCTCACGTGGACTATCCAAAAACTATTCCCGGAGTCGGGTTGGTCAACGGCGCTTTTGTCGATGAAGACCCCATGGCCGGAACGCCGGGATCATTGATCCCGGCAGCGTGGGGCAACAGTGTCACGCAGGAGATCATCAACGCGATCAAGGCAGCCGGGCTCACTCCGGATCAAGCCAGAACAGACCAGTTGGCGACAGCAATCGGCGCATTGGTCGACTTCAGCAAACTGAAAAACACCCCGACGACATTGAGTGGTTACGGCATCACCGATGCGGGAGGACGGCTGCTGGGCGTCAGGCAGTTCGAAACGGTAGGGATCACGGTTTATCGACCCAATCCCAGAGCCAAACGCATTCGTGTACGTCTGGTGGGCGCCGGCGGTTCCGGCGGCGGCTGTACGCCGGTGGCAGCGGGTTATGAGGCAATTGGTGGCGGTGGCGGTGCGGGTGCTTATGGGGAAAGTCTGTACGACGTGACCCCGGAAATGCTGGCCGGCGTACCGATTTCACTGGGCGCGGGCGGTGCCCCGCGCAACGCAGTCGGATCGGCGGGAGGCGGTGCTTCTTTCGGTACCTACATGAGCGCGGCGGGTGGCATGGGTGGGCAAATCCTCTCGTTTCCAGTGACAGCCACTGTTGTCTCTTTTGTTCAGGGCGGGGCGGGAGGGCAAGCCGTCACGGGCGGGACGCTTACCAATGCCCGTGGCATACCGGGCGGTTTTGCCATGGCCAACAGCAATTGGGGGGTACTGGCCGGTGGTGGTGGCGCGAGTCCTTTTGACGGCGGCGGCCCGTTGGTGGGTGTCAATGGGCCGGGCACATCCGGCGGGCGAGGTTCGGGCGGCAGCGGTTCGTGTTCCACCAATACCTCCGCCTCAGTCCTCAGCGGTGTCGGCGGCAATGCATTTTGTGAAATCTGGGAGTACGAGTAATGGCTATCTACGCACGCGTGGAAAACGACGTTGCGGTCGAGCTGATCGACACCGGTGACTATGCGATCGATCAATTGTTTGCGCCGTCCTTTGTCGAGTCGATGGTGCGCGTGCCCGATGGCGCGCAGGTAGAAATCGGCGCTGCGCTGAATGGTTTTGCGATAACGCCTGTGCCTTTGCTCGCAGCGCCGTCAACTGTCGCTCTCCAGCGAACTTCGATCACCGATGACGCGCCAATGGAGACTGAGCGTAGCTGGCGTCTATCGAATCTTTCGACCACCGAATGGCGGGTGACACGCCACCGTGACGAACAGGACCTGGGGCGTGGCACATCGCTTAAAGCTGCGCAGTACCTGGAGCTCCTCGAATACCGCCAAGCGTTGCGCGATTGGCCTGACTCGGCGGATTACCCAGCGGTGGGCGGCCGTCCTTCGGCACCAGCATGGTTCGTTCTCAAAGCAGGAGAGCAGTAATGGATTATCCCAAAAGTGTGCCCAGCGCCGGGCTGATAGATGGCAGGTTTGTTGATGAGGATCTGCTGACCGGGAAACCCGGCTCGTTGATTCCGGCGAGTTGGGGCAATGGTGTGACCCAGGAAATTCTCGGGGTTGTACAGGCCGCCGGAATGACGCCTAGCGAAACTTCAAACACGCAATTGTTAACTGCACTTCGAAGTGCACAGTTGTACCAGACCCGGGCGCCATTTGATGTCAGTCGCTCGGTAGCTACAACCGAGTTTGTGCAGCGTTCGCTGGGCAACTACGCCGGGGCACGCAGCGTCACTGCCGCGACACAACTGACCGTTGCGGATGTGGGATGGACGATTGGTATAGGTGGAAACTCGCCTTATACGGTGAGCTTGCCCGATATCAAGACTGTACCCAATGGTGGGACATTTTCGTTGCATTGCCGGAGTAACGCGGTCGTCACCATTGCATGCACGGGCACTGCGCAAATAACCCCGCAAGGTGCATATCTGACTTCGATCATCATGAACAGTGGCGAGAGTGCGACCATTGTTAATGAGAGCGGGATTTGGGCTGTTCATGGTACGGCGAGTCTGAAGTACGCAGCTGCGTTTGCCGGCCAGTCAGGTTTCTCCGGTTATCAGAAACATCCGAGTGGCAACATCGATCAATGGGGCACCGGTATTTCAAATGCCGCCGGCGATATCTATGTCTCTTTCCCAATCTCCTTCCCCAACGCTTTCTGTTCGATAGTGGCGATGCATTCGGGGGGTGATGGGGCGATGGTCATCCTCAATGGATCTCCGACAGGCAAACAAGGTTGTCAGCTG